CGCCCAGCGCGCGCAGCGTGCCGGCCTTGATGTGCTCGACCGAGCCGGGCAGGTTGTCGAACATGACCTGGACGCGGTTGCTGAGCAGGTCCTGCATCGCAGCCGCCGTGCCGCGGTAAGGCAATTCTTGTCGCATAGCGCTCCATAGCGCTCTTTTGACCCATTGGTAAGAGGCTGAAATCCCTAGTTATAGATTAGCATAGAGTGCTATGAGGCAAATACGCCTAATGACACTCTATCCCACTCTTTAGGACATACGCGGGGACACGCCATGGCCAAAGTCCGCGACGCGCGACTCGAAACCCGTACGGCACGCCGTCGACTCAAGCCGCGGCGCAAGCCGTACTGGGTCCGAGTGGCGCCGATCATCTGGTTAGGTTACCGCGCCCTGCAACGGCCGCCCGGCACCTGGAACGTCGGCGGCAACGCGAAGCGCTGGATCCGCAAGATCGCCTACGCCGACGATCTGGAGCGCGCGAACGGCAAGACCATCCTGGACTTCTGGCAGGGGCAGGAGGCGGCCAAAAAGGTGGCGCGCGGAGAGGACGGCACCGCCGGCGATCGCCCGCACACGGTGGGCGAAGCGCTCGATAGCTATGCGCGGGATCTTAGAGCTAAGGGTGGCGACACTTACAACGCGAGCCGAGCGCGCCAGCACCTCAAGGGTAACGCAATGCTCACCACCCCTGTTGCGTTGCTCAAGGAGGCTGAGCTGAAGGGGTGGCGCGACGCGCTGATCGCCAAGGAGCTCGCGCCAGCGACCGTGAACCGCACCATGGTCCCCTTGCATGCAGCGTTGGAGGCAGCTGCTGATGGCGACCAGCGCATTATCCGACGCCCCTGGCGGACCGCCTTGCGCCGGGTCTCCGACGCCAACAACGTGCGGCGCATCGTTAAGGAGCCCGACGACATCAGGAAGCTGGTCGCCGCCTGCTACGAGGCGGATCACCAGCTTGGGAACCTCTGTGAGGTGCTCGCCACGTGCGGAATGCGGCTTTCGCAAGCCAGCCGGCTCACCGTGGCCGACCTACAAGCCGACTCCAATCCGCGACTGCTGGTGCCGAAAAGCGCCAAAGGCAATCTGCGCAAGCGCAGCGAGCGGATTCCAGTCCCGATACCGCCCGCACTAGCCGCGCTGCTGCAACAGGAAGCCGCTGGTCGATCTCCGAATGAGCCGCTGCTGCGTCAGGCTGCTGGCACTCCCTGGCAGCACCGCAGCGACGCCGACCACCGCCAGCTTTTTCGCGCCGCCGTCGAGAGCGCGGGCTTCGATCCAGGCGAAGTGACAAGCTATTGCTTCCGGCACAGCTCAATCGTGCGCCAGCTACTCGCCAACGTGCCCATCAGAATCGTCGCGGCCACGCACGATACGAGCGTGGGCCAGATTGAACGTTGTTATTCTCGCTTCGTAACCGACCACAGCGATGGGCTAACCCGCGCCGCGTTGCTCGACCTGTCCGCGTCCGCGTCCGATTCAAAGGTGGTGCCGCTGACGCGGGAGCCTTAAGTTAGGAGCCCGGCCAGCACGCTCAATGCTGGACCGGGCCAGATATTGTCCACCCAACCGCCAAGCTGAGAGGACGACGTTACATGTATAGGCACTCGCAGGTTTTTTCGCAAATTGGTCTAGCATGTGAGATTCCTCCCACCCTCCAACACTTTCTTGACGCACTCCATCATCACCCACCCCCACCCGACGGAATCCGTGGCTTTCTGCTTCCGAGTGACCACCCTCTGCTCCGGTGGATGGCAGCCCAAGCCGCACAATTGCAGCAGCAGCAGCAGCAGGATGCCACGACGCGCCGCCCGCAGCTTCGGTCGCGGTCACTTCCACCGACGGGGAGTGCGGACAACGCGCGCGCGGCAAACAGGGGCGGCCGCCCGCGCTTAATCCCCGCCAAGTACATCGGACCAGCAAGAGAAGATCTGAAGGCCTCAGGCGTCCAACTACGGCCGCGCAAAGGTCCGAGAGCCCGAGTGATTCGATTCCTTGCGGACAACGGCGTTAGGCTCGATTCGGTAAAATATGAGGAGAACTACAGCGCGATTGACTATGATGTGATCGAGCCGGTGGAAGCTGAGCTTGGACGCCTTTCCAATTAGGGTTTTTCGCGAAATGCGAAAAACCCCCTCTTAGTTTCTCGCGCGAAAAACCCCTTGTGGTTTCTCGTGCGAGAAACCATTCCTCGAACAAAATCTCGCGAAAAACCTAGGTTTTTCGCAACGTAGAATTCGATTAAAGGTTGGCCGAGGCGCATAACCATCTCTATGGCACTCGTCATGGAGGTTGGATTGTCCGCCGAGCGTCCCTCAGACATTGTCACGATTCCGCGCGCCGAGCACGAACGGCTGCTGGCGATCGCGACTGGTCAGGGACTGTCCTCCGAGACGGTCATCATCCCGCGCGCCGAATACGAGCATTTGCTCGCTGTCGCCGCAGGTGACGGGCCAGCCGACACGATTAAGACGTTTTGCGACAGCGAGCGGATCTCCCAAGCGTTTTTTCATGTGATGCAAGACGAGGGGTGGGCGCCGGATATCACATATCACGGCGAAGCAGCGCGGATCCTGCCCGCCGCCAAGCGGAAATGGCGCAGTGAGCGAGCCCGCGCATCCGCTGCCGGCCTTCGCCGCGACCTCCTGCGCGGACCGGCACCGCCGGAGGCCGCGTGATTTGAATCGGCGCGCGCCGCTTGGCCGCCAGCGGTGCATGGTTGGGGGCGGCATGTTGGGGACTGCGATCCTCAACGCAAACCGGCCAGCGAGACCTCGCGGTCGCACTGGCCGGGAAACTGAAACGTCCAACAGGCCCGCTACGGCCAGAAAGGACAGGTACTCGATGGCCAGCCCTTATAAGGAATTCTCTCGCCCCGTCACGGGAAATCTCCCCCGCCAGCCGACGGTGTGCACCCGCGTGCGTTTCGCCAGACGACCGACTGAATAGCTATTGGCGCCGTGCGCGCGAATGCCGCGGTGCCAGCTTTTTCTGATGGAGCAGCATTATGAGCAATCTCGAACACGCCGTCGAACTCATTTGTGATCCAGATATTCGTGAAGATCGACGCGACCGATTGACGGCTGAATATGCCACCAAGTGGGCCGCAGGCGAACTCAATCTCGATCCCGAAGAAGACGCTGACCTCGGCCAAGCATGCCGCCGGGACACGTCATCCTCGCTGGCGAAGAGCCCGGTGGTGGCAAGCAAAATTTCGTTTGGTTGGTTTTTTCTCACAGCCATCGAGGGCCGCCGGAATTGAGATGGCTTTGTCGTGAGCCTCACGGAGAACACCATGCGCGACACTGAAAATACGAAATCGAACGCAAGCTTCGCAAGGAGAAGAGAGCAATGACTGAGCCAGAAAAGTCGCTCCCACAATTATTGCTCTGCGTCGCCTGCGGCAAACCGATTGCAAAGGGCAATTACTGTCGCGATTGCGTCGATCGCGGTCTCGGTCCTTGCGAGGCGTGCGAGGGACTTTCGCTCCTCGATGTTGAAACAACCGACTGATGTTGACGGTGTGTGTCATGCATTACGAGTCGAAGGACATACGCACAAAGATTGAGCGGCTGTACGCGCCGTATCCGCCGAACATGCGATTTGTCGGTGACCTTCCGAAATCGGATCGGCGCGTGAGATTTGTAGACGATTATCCGAACCTGGACCGGCGCAATGCTTTGGTCGACGAATTCATCGCTGCTACAAGGGCCGAGATTTACGAGCGCGACGCCGAGCGCAATGCCGGACGCGCCGGCAGTTACAGCGCGAAATGTGACGTCATTCGGATGCCTGCATTCAAATTCTTCTGCGGGCAGGCGGACTACTACGCCACGTTATTTCATGAACTGATTCACTGGACTGGGCATCCGTCCCGGCTCGACCGGCAACTCGGTGCCCGCTTTGGTGAAGAGTCCAAAGCCAAGGAAGAACTTATTGCGGAACTGGGTGCAGCATTTCTCTGTGCTGAATTTTCGATCGGCGTTCCCATTTCCAGCTCGCACGCGGACTACATCCAAGATTTTTTCGAACTGCTTGATGGTGATCCGCGCGAATTTTTTGCCGCGGTTCTGAAAGCACAGGCTGCCATCGATTTTATCCGTCAACTGGTGAAGAGCAGAAGGTGACCCGATGCGCGCCGCCGTGAAGATGCATGAGCCTTCCATCGGTGAAACTTCAGACTGGTTCACACCGCCGGATTACTTCGACGCGCTCGAACTCGAATTTGCTCTCGATCCCTGTTCGCCTGGTCCAGGACACTGGGTGCCTGCGAAGAAGATCTACACCATCGCGGACGATGGACTGCGCCAGCCTTGGCACGGGCTGGTGTTCGTTAATCCACCGTTCGGTGGAAGGCACGGCCACATCCCCTGGTTAGTCAAGTTTCTCGACCACGCTAACGGCATCGCCATCGTCCGCGCCTACACCAGCAGCGGATGGTTTCATCAGTACGTCTTCCCGCGCGCCGAGCTCCTGCTGTTCCCGAAGGGTAAGACCAAGTTTGTCCGCCCGGATGGATCTATCGGCACCGCTCCCGGTCACGGCGTGGTCCTGATCGGCATGGGCGAGGTCGCATGCACCGCATTGATGCGTTCGGGGCTCGGTTTCTGTGCGCGCGTCGTCTCGGAGGAGTCACCATGAGGAAGATCCTTGGCATTGATCCCGAGGCCGTCAGCGGCGGCTGCGCCACCATCACTGAGTTCTACGCGACTGACGGCCCATGGGTCAGGCACGTGCGGAAATTTGAAATCCGTGGGCTGTATCAGCCCTCGCACGATGATCTTGATATGCGTGAAGCAAAAGAATTGTTCATCTACTACATCAAACCGCGAAAGCGCACGTACGAGTCTCCGATTAGGCTTTTGCACGGCACGGCTTATGCTCCTTGGTCCGAGCAGCCGCGTATCTGCTACGACAACAATCACTACGTCCTGATCGAACACAACGGCAAAGTCCTGTTCGATAGCCGCGACGTTTTCCCTTGCGACATGCAGGAGTTCGACAAGCGCCGCGAAGACTATGTGGCGCAAATGGCCGCGCGTGGTTTCCCGCGTGAAAGCCTGAATCTTTCCCAAGTGAGAGAGCTGTGACCATGCTCGTGCTCGGCAGCAGGACCATGACCGACGCGGTCACCATCGTCATCGGCGGCGAGCCGGTCGCGAAGGGTCGCCCGCGCGTGACGCGCAAGGGCTTCGCCTATACGCCGGCAGCGACGCGCAAATATGAAGCCCACGGTCGCCTCGCCGCCCAGCTGGCGATGAACGGCAAACCGCCGATCACCACGCCCGTCCGTGCTGAAATCACCATCGATCTGCCAGTGCCAACATCATGGTCTGGCAAGCGCCAAGACGCGGCACTGCGCGGCGATATCCGTCCGACAACCCGGCCCGACGCCGACAACTTTGTGAAAGTAGGCCTCGACTGCATCAACAACATCGTAATCGGCGACGACAGTCTTGTTGTCGATCTCATCGTCACGAAGAAATACGCGGCCGTACCGGCGCTCACCATCGTGATCGCACCGCTCACAGCGGCGACGGCGCAAGGAAGATTGGCCGCGGTTGCAGAGATAACAGCGTGACCGAGGGGTGCGGCATGATCAGCACAATAACGAGATGCATCGATTGCGGCAGCAAAATCCCCTACGGCGAAACAGTCCTGGGGACAACGACAAAGACAACGACAACTTTCGGCGAGCGAACAAGGATCGAATATCGCTGTCACGCATGTGCTGAAAATTATGCGGAAGCGCTGTGGCCGGAAGAGGAATGGGGCCCGTATCCCGGAATTCAAGATTACAGAAAGGAGTAAACCGAATGAAACCATTTCAAGTTACCGCCACGCTCTTGCCGATCGTCGTGATGCATGGGGCTCCTGGCATCGGCAAGACAACGACAGCGGCGAAATTTCCAAATCCAGTATTCATCCAGACTGAGGACGGCTGTCCGAGCGGGTTAACGATTTCGAGCTTTGGATTATGCGACAGTTTCGCCAGCGTCATCGAGGCGCTGACCTGGCTGGGTAAAGAAACTCACGACTATCAGACGTTGGTTATCGATAGCCTCGATGCGCCCGAGCCGCTCGTACAGGCTGCACTGTGTGCTGATCGCGGCTATGCCTCGGTTGAAAGCCCAGGATTTGGCAAAGGCTACGTCGAGCTCGATAAGTATTGGCTCGACTTTCTTCGCGGCTGCAACTGGCTGCGACGCCAGCGTAACATGATCATCGTGATGATCGCACACAGCGAGATCATCATGATCAATGACCCGCGTACCACGGCGTATTCTTCGTATGCGCTGCGGCTGCGTAAGCGGGCACGGGGATTGGTCGAGGACAACGCCGATTTGATCGGCTTTCTGGCAACCGACATCATTATCAAAAACGAACAAGGTGGTTTCGGAAAAACCCGTGCCCAAGCCGATGGCGGCAATACGCGTTGGCTGCACTGTGATCCGCGGCCAGCATTCACATCGAAAAACAGGTTCGGCATGCCCGAACGAATTCAGGTCCCCCTGAACTTCAACTACCAGACGATGCTCGGCAAGTTCTTTCCGACTCCGCAACCGCAGGCGGAGAGTATGCGTACGACTGCGGAACCGAAAACTGCAATCGAAACTGAAATCGGAAAACAAGGAGGTTAATCATGGTTGATGGCTACTACGACCAGCTGCCGGAGATGTTTGATCCAGCAGCACACGAGGGCACGCAAGACCTCGTAGCAGTGCCCGCGGGTTGGTATCTCGCACACATCGTCGAGGCCGAGGTGCGTGACGCTGCCAACGGCAACGGCAACTACCTGTGGACGGCGTTTGAGATTATCGAAGGCCAATACAAGGGCCGCAAGGTTTTCCATAACGTCACCATCCACAACGCAAGCCAACAGGCGGTCGAAATCGGCCAACGGCTTATGACCGATATCTACATCGCCTGCGGCATCACCGGGCCGACGCGGAGCATCGACGTGCTTCTACACAAGCCGATCAAAATCCGCGTCAACATCAGGCGCGATCCCAATGGCGAATACTCGGATAAAAACCGTGTGACTGCGGCGCGGCCGTACGACTTCGAGCCTAAGCGGCGTGGACCTGGTGCCGCTCCGGTCGCCAACCCAGGGCCGAAGCCGGCCAATGCGCCTGAAGCGATGGCAACAGCGTCTGCAACGCCCAAAGGCGATCGTCCTTGGAATCAGAAGCAGACGTGATGGACCGCTATGAGAACGGTCGCCGGCACTTAGCCAATGTCGGCGATCGTTACCCACTTCGAGGGCATACAAATGCTGATACTGCGCCAATATCAAGAAAAGGCCCTCCGCGAGCTGTTCGTCTTCTGGCGCAACGGCGGAGGCAATCCATTGATTGCAATGGCGACGGGTACCGGGAAGTCCATCGTCATTGCATTTCTGATCAAGCAATTGCTAACCGACTATCCGAAGATGCGCGTACTGGTCACCGCGCCCAATCGCGAGCTGCTCGAGCAGGACATCCGTGAGCTACAGAATATATGGCCAGAAGCGCCGATCGGCATTAACTGCGACGAGCTCGGCTACCGCGACACCGATGCGCAAATTCTCTTTGCCACGATCAACTCGATCTATCGCAATCCAGATGCAATCGGCGAGCGGCACCTAATCATCATCGATGAAGGCCATCTGATCCCGCACGGGGAACAGGGGATGTACCACACCACGATAGGTGCACTGCGCAATCACGCGCCTGATCTTCGCGTCGTCGGGCTAACCGCGACGCCGTTTCGCCTCGACAGCGGACACCTGTGCGAAGGCGATGGGCATTTGTTTGATAAGGTGGTCTTCGAATACACAATCGGTGAAGGCATTCATGACGACTGGCTGGCGCCGCTATCGTCGAAGACAACCCACACGACAATCGATGTCAGCGGCGTTGGCAAGCGCGGTGGAGAATATATTTCTGAACAGCTAGAAGCCGCGGCGATCCGCAATGATGCCGTCGAATTGGCCTGCGATGAGCTTGCCAGCTACCAGGACAAGCGCCGGGCCTGGCTAGTCTACTGTGTCGGCGTCACCCATGCCGGTCTGGTACGCGACGCACTGCGTGCCCGCGGCGTCCATACCGAAATGGTGCTGGGCGAGACGCCGGACCAAGAGCGCGATCACATCATCGAAGACTTTCGTGCCGGCCGATTGACCGCGTTGGTCAGCGTCAACGTCCTCTCCTATGGCTTCAACGTTCCGCACATCGATCTCATTGCAATGCTGCGGCCGACTTGCAGCGCTGGACTCTACATCCAGCAGGTCGGCCGCGAAACGCGCAAGGCAGACGGCAAAGCAAACTGCCTTGTCTTGGACTTCGCCGGCAACGTTCGCCGTTTCGGTCCGGTGGATAACGTTTACATCAAACACAAGAACAGCAGAGACGGTGAGGCGCCGACCAAGACCTGTCCGGAATGCGATGAGATTGTCCTGCTGGCCGCAACCGAATGTCCAAGCTGCGGCCACCAATTCTCCCGCAGAGAAGAACCAAAACATGCGGCCTATGCCGATCGCGTGGCAATCCTCAGCCCGCCGCGCGCCGTATCTGATTGGTTGGAAGTAGAGGATATCGAATATCGCTACCACCACAAAGAGACCCCATCACTGCGGGTGACATTTCAATGTGGGGCACAGAGCTTTGCCAAGTGGGTTTGCCTACAACACAACGGCTATGCCCGCAGTCAAGCCGAACAGTTCTGGCGCGTCTTGAGCGGCGGCTTGTCGGTACCACACACCGTCGATGAAGCCCTCAATCGGCAAGACGAGCTCGCCTGGGTAAGCCACATCCGCGTGGCACCAGAAGGTGAAAAATATTGGCGCATCATCGGCTACCGCATTGCCGGCGAAAACTACGACGGCAACTTGCGTCGTGCAATTGCGTGGGGTCGGCCAGAGATCAACGACAGCATTCAATACTAGTGCAAGGGGACAATGCTCATGACCAAGCCCGACGCCAGCAAGCAGCATAAGCCAGGCGGTGGCATCATCGGCTACCTGGACGCGGAGTCCTATGGCGACGGCCCCTTCTGCTGGAACTGCGAGCTCACGTTTAAGAGCCTGGAGGACGCGCCGGTAGACCTCCCGGTGCACTTCTGCACTCCGCTCTGCGCGCGCGAGTGGTACTCGCTGCAACCGCTACAGAACCTGCTCGACAAGCGCCGGCTGCGGCGAGAACGCGGCTAATTTCAGAGTGAGACTGAGACAATATCCATGGCTGCGTCTGATCCGCATATCCCCAACGAGCTGCCAGATCTTCGCCGTGTCGGCCGCATCGCAATTGACAGCGAGGAGCGAGACAACGGATTGGCAGCCGACCGCGGCTCGAGTTGGCCGTGGCGTGACGGACATGTGTGCGGCATCAGCGTCGCCTATCGTGCGGATGGGCAGGTGCGCGGGCACTATTTTCCGATGCGCCATCCCGACACGCAGAATTTCCCGCCTGAGCAGGTCTATGCATGGCTCAAGGATCACGTTGCTTCCGAGCTCAGCTTCATCACTCACAACGGACCGTTCGATTGGGGCTGGTTTCGTGCCGAGGCCGGCATCCGCGTGCCGTCAGGCGAACGGCTCGAGGAATTGGGTGCGCTCGCCACCCTGACCAACGAAAACCGCCACGGCTATGGACTCGATGCGCTAGCCAGGTCCTGCGGCCTACCCGGCAAGGACGAGCGCTTGCTGAAAGAAGGTTGTCTCGCGCTGGACCTGATTGCCAACAAGCGCAAGAAATTCCGCCCGCAGAATTATCTCTGGCAGCTACCGGCAAAATATGTCGCGCCATACGCTGTGACCGACGCCATCAACACTTTGCTGACGTACGAGCTCTTCGATCCGATCCTCGACCAGGAAAACACTCGCGCCGCTTACCGGCTGGAATGCAATTTAGTGCCGCTGATCATCGAGATGCAGCTGCGCGGAATCCGCATCGATATTCCGGCGGCGGAGCGAGCTCGCGATTTCTTGCTCGGCAAACGCGATGCGGCGCTCAATCAGCTATCGGACAAGCTTGGCATGCCGGTGAGCATGGACGAGCTAAACCAAAACGATTGGAAAGTGGAGGTCTGCGATCGCGAAGGAGTGGCGTACCCGAGAAACGAAAAAGGCAATCCGAGCTTCGCCAAGGACTGGACGGAAGGGCATCCGCATTGGCTGCCACAGTTAATCCGCGAGGCGGGAAAGTATCACCGTGTCGGCGATCTGTTCGTCGACAAATTCATTCTTGGGCACATCGTCAACGGTCGTATCCACGCTGAAATCCATCCATTCAAAACCGAGGACCACGGTGCGAAGTCGTTTCGGTTCTCGTATTCCGACCCGCCATTACAACTGATGACGGCGCGCGACGAAGAGCTTGCACCGATCATCCGCGGCCTGTTCTTACCGGACGAAGGCGAGATATGGGCCAAGCCGGATGCATCGCAGCAGGAATTCCGCATCGCCGTGCACTATGCGGCGCTTCACAACATGCCCGGTGCGGAGCTCGCGCTACAGCGCTATCACGACGATCCGGATACCGATTTTCATCTTTTTGCGGCACTGATGGCTGGTATTGATCGGCCAGACGCGAAGACATTCAACTTTGGTTTCATCTATGGCATGGGCATTCGCACAACCGCCAAAAAACTCGGCCGCTCGCTCAAAGAAGCGCAAAAAATCTATGGCCAGTACAATCGTGCGCTGCCGTTCCTGCGCGCGCTCAGCAAGGCTTATGAGCGTATCGCCCGACAGCAGGGCCACATCACGCTCCATAACGGAGCTCGCCGTCATTTCAATTTGTGGGTCCCAGCTGGAAAATGGTCAAAAGGCGCTGGGCCTTGTGATCACGAAGAAGCCGAACGCCGGCTCGCCGATCCAAAACACAAATGGTCCAAGATTAAAAACAAGCAGCTCTATCGTGCCGGCATCAAAGATGCACTGAACGCCCTCATTCAAGGTACGGCGGCAATCCACACCAAGCTCTGGATGCACGCCTGCTGGCGTGAAGGCGTCGTCCCGCTCTTGCAAATGCATGACTGTCTCGATTGCTCGGTGGCGACACGCGAGCAGGCGGAGATGGTGGCGCAACTCTGTGTCGAGGCTGTTGAACTCAAAGTCCCCATGCGCTGCGATCTCAAGTACGGCCGCAACTGGGGTGACGCCAAGCACACCTGGGAGGAACTGCACGGTGAAGCAGCCCCTGCGCCTGTATCGGTGTCTGTGCCTGCGGCGACCACTGAACTCGAACCGACCCCTATCCCCGAACCTGAACCGGAACTCGAAATCGAATCCAAGATCGAACCCAAATTCGAACCCGAGCCAGCGGCAGCACAAGGCGAGGAGGCGGTGATGGGTGCGTATGCGCAATGCGGCGAAATATTAATTCAGCGCGGCTATGCCGCGGTGCCGATCATGCTCGGCACCAAGGCGCCAGGCTTCTTCTGCGCCGGATTATGGATGCCGTTGCCGGCGTGGCAGCGCCGCTTTCTAAATAAAATTCCGAGCGAACGCGACCACAAGCTATGGAGCAACGGCGAGACTGGTGTCGGCGTCGTTGGCGGGCGCGCCTCGCATGGGCTGATCGCCTTCGACACCGATACCGACGATTGTGCGATCAAGACCGCGCTGATGAACGTGCTGCCCAAGACGCCGGTGCGAAAGGTCGGCGCCAAGGGCGAGACGGCGTTCTACTATGGCCCCGATATCACAGCCTCGCGGTCCTGGACCATTGGTGGCAAGCGCATCTGCGACCTCATCGCCGATGGCCGGCAGACCGTGCTGCCGCCGACAATCCATCCTGATGGGGCGCCCTATCGCTGGCTCGAGCAGCCACTCGAGGCGTTCAAGCCGGAGGAATTGCCGCGTGTGTCCGCGGACATGCTTGAGCAGATCGACGCCGTGCTGCAAACCTTCGGCTGGCAGGCTGAGGCTTCGCGACCAGCTAGTGGTGACCTAGGCGATACTGACGATGCCAGTCCGCACCGCCAGCTCAACAACTTCGCCTTGGCGCATCTCCCCCGCTGGGTGCCCAGACTTCGTCTCTATAAGTGCCGGCCCGCACGCGGGGGCTATGAAGCGGTCGCGCACTGGCGCGAGTCCTCGAGCGGTCGCGAGCTCGAGCAGCGGGCCCGTAATCTCTCCATCGTGCCTAAGGGCATCAAGGACTTCGGTGACGGCCGCAACGGCGGTGCCGGTTTTACCTACACACCGCTCGATCTGGTGATGGCGGCCAGCGACTGCGACCTCGATACCGCGTTCAAATTCCTTAGTCAGGCTACTGGCTGGGCCGGAGAGGCTTGGACCGAAAGCCCAGAACAAGCGACATCTGAACCTGTCTCAGAAGCGCCTATCGTGGCGAAAGCGCCAGCGGCCGAGAAAGGGCCCGCCACGGAGCCGGCGGAACCCGAGAAGAAAACGGCAATCGACGAGCTCGAGCCTTACACGCACGACGTGCCAGGCGTGGTAGGTGAGGTGACCGAGTGGATCGTGGCCACGGCACGGCGGCCCAATCGCGTGCTTGCCCTGGCAGCGGCGATCCCGCTGGTCGGCACGCTAATTGGGCGTCGTGTGGCAGGACCGACGTGGTCGGCGACTCATCTCTATGTCGTCATTGCTGCGCCGACCGGTGCCGGTAAGCAGCATCCAATCGATTGTATCATCGCACTACTGACTGCGGCCGACGCACAGGCGCACTTTGGTCCTGGCAGCTTCATGTCGGCATCGGCGCTGTGCAATTTTATCTCGCGCCGGCCGTTGTCGCTGTGCTGCGCGGACGAGTTCGGGGCCTACCTCGCCAAGCTCCAGGCCAAGGGTGCTTCCGGACACGAGCGCGAGGTGACCAAGGTCATGCGCACCCTGTGGGGCACATCGTTCACGATTGCAGCCATGCCTGAATGGGCCGATCGTATAGGGGAACAAATTCATTCGCCGGCTTTGAGCTTCTTCGGCACCAGCACGCCCGACGAGCTGTTCCAGGCATTACAAGGCGAGGCGATCGAGAACGGCTTACTCAATCGATTTCTGGTGCTGCGCTCGAACATGCGCTGTTGGGACACAAATCCGCAGCTTCCAACCAAAGAAGTACCGGCCGATCTCGCGATGAGATGCCGGCAGCTCTACCACTGGTATGGCACCGATGCCGAGCTCATCGACATCGGACGCCTCGTTCCGCAACAGGTAACGCAATTGCCATGGGCGGACAAAACGGCAGAGCAGCAATATCTCGATTTTGCTCACGCAATCGATGATCGGATCGATCAAGACCCGACGCTCTATCCGTTCTTCGCGCGCACGGTCGAGACCGCTGTGCGGCTCGCTACTATTCGTGCGGCCGGGCAGGGGTTTCGGGAGGCAAAGATCACCTTCGAGGACATTCGATGGGGCACCAGAATTGCCGAGATTTCGGCAAGACAGGCGTATCTCGGTGCCGGAGGTGTAATTCCAACTAACGAGCGTATTCGCTGGATCAACCGGTTGCTTAGCTACGTCCGTGCCCGGAATCTGGAAAGCAAGCCAGCTACCGTGAGAGGGTTCCAACAGCACATTCGATGTGCGCTCAAAGCTGCCGAAGTTCGCGACATGGTCGCCCAGCTTGTTCAGACTGGTTATCTCGAGCAGAAATGGAGAATTGATCTGCACACAGAAGCTGGTGGAATAGCTCATACACGGGCGAAAAAACATGCACAGCGCTGATTAGCAGGGAGCTAAAATCGAAAAGTTGTAGGATTTTTTGCGTCTGCATGAAGGCATTATGAAAGCTTGTCTGATTGGTCGAAAATTTTCGAAAATGCCCATTCTATCTATATTAAGTGTAGTGTGTGTGTTTGTGTGTGTGTTGTATGTAGTAAAGAAAGAATGACCCTGATCCTGAGGCTAACTTAAGCGAGGAAACACGGTGGACACATATAGGGGTATACAA